AGCGTCTCGCGGTGCGTACGGGCATACGGCTTTTGAGAGCCCGACCGCCTCGCCCTGGTCAGTAGGGCCCAGAAGCCCCCTGAGCGCCTCTGAGCGCCCCACAGAGCCCCTCACAGGCTCTCAACACGATCTACCACGTCCCTGACACCCAGGGCGCTACCGCGAAAGGAGGCCCGAATGGCTCGCGGAACACTTCATGCTCCAAAGCCGGACGATCAGCGCCGCCGACGCAACAAACCTGCCCACGGAGAGAACGTCGTCCGCGATGATGGCGTCCTCCGGGGCCCTGACCTCCTCGAAGAGACCGGCCGCGAATGGTCTGTCGCCACGACGCGCTGGTACACCACCTGGCGCCGCTCCCCGCAGGCCCAGCTCTTCGAGGCGACCGACTGGGAGCGTCTCCTGACGCTGGTCCCGCTGGTCGAGTACTACCACTCCGGCCCCAAGCCCTCCGCTGCGGCCCTCTCCGAGATCCGGCTCAACGAGGAGCGCCTCGGCGCCACCATCGTTGACCGCATGCGCGCCCGGATCGTCATCGAGCACGACGATCCTGACGGCGCAGACGCCGATGTCGTCCAGCTCCGCTCCGTGAGCTCCCGCGCCGACGTCATGGCCCGCATGAAGGGCGAGAAGTGAAGGAGCCCTGGGAAGAACCCATCGCTCCCCTCGTAGCCCAGGCCACCAAGGTCACCGCCGTCACCTCACTCCCCACCTTCCCCATCGACGGCTCAGTCAAAACGCTGGGCTGGGGCATCATCGAGTGGTGCGAGGGCTACCTGCTGCAGCCCGACGGCGACGATGCAGGCGATCCCTTCGTTTTCACCCGCGAACAGATCAACTTCATCCTGTGGTTCTACTCCATCGACGCCGGCGGCACGTTCGCCAACCGCCGTTCGGTCCTTCGCCGCGCTAAAGGCTGGGGCAAGTCGCCCTTCCTCGGCGCACTCGCCCTCGCTGAGCTCTGCGGGCCTGTCCGCTTCGGAGGGTGGGACGCTGCCGGCGAGCCGGTGGGCGTCCAGCACCCCAAACCCTGGATCGTCATCGCCGGCGTGTCCGAGACGCAGACCCAGAACACGTTCGACGCCATCCGCGCCATGTGCGAGGACTCGGACCTGGTCGAGGACTACGGCCTGGACGTCGGACTGACCCGGATCCTGACCTCGTTCGGCAAGATCGTCCCGATCACGGCGAGCTCCTCCTCCCAGGAAGGTGCCCGCCCGTCGTTCGCGATCATGGATGAGACGCACCACTGGACCAAGTCCAATGGCGGCGAGGCTCTCGCCCGCGTGGTCCGGCGTAACCTCGCCAAGTCCCGCGACGGCGCAGCCCGTGTGGTCGAAACCACCAACGCGCACGAGCCCGGCCACGATTCCGTCGCCGAGTCCAGCTACCTCGCGTGGCGGGCCATGGTCGAAGGCCGCACAACCTCCAAGGGTCTCCTCTACGACACCCGTGAGGCGCCGGCGGACATCGACCTGGCCGACGAGAAGGCCGTCATGGCCGGCCTGAAGGCTGCCTACGGCGACGCCTCCTGGGTTGACCTGGACCGCATCCTCGCCGAGGTCTACGACCCCGACACCCCGCCGGAGGAAGCGCGCCGGTTCTACCTGAACCAGATCGTTGCCGCTGCTGACTCCTGGGTCTCACCGCCCGAGTGGATGAAGAACCGCCGCGACGACCTGCGCCCGCTCCTCCACGGCGACCCGACCTCCCGGACGAAGAAGGGCGACGTTGTCACCCTGGGCTTCGACGGATCGCTGACCGATGACTCGACCGCCCTCGTGGCGTGCCGCGTCGACGACGGCGCGACGTTCCTGCTGGCGATCTGGGAAAAGCCCGAAGGGCCCAAGGGCCAAGGCTGGGCGGTCCCGAAGGACCAGGTCCGCGACGCCATCGACCACGCCTTCGCCACCCTGGACGTCGTCGCCTTCTTCAGCGACGTCGCCTACTGGGAGACGGACGTCGACGCATGGCGGGACGCCTACGGCGAGCAGCTGCTCGTCAAGGCCACCACCCGCCACGCCATCGGCTGGGACATGCGTGGTCACCAGATGGAAACGACCCGCGCCGTGGAAGCCCTTCACCGGGCCATCACGGACGGCGAGCTTCCCTGGGCGGCGCACAAGCTCCTCGCCGGCGGCAGCACCTCCTCCGAGCTTAACGCCGAGGAGATCCTGACCCGCCACATGCTCAACGCCCGCCGGCGCATCAACCGCTGGGGCGTCTATTTCGGCAAGGAAACCCGCGAGTCCCCCAGGAAGGTCGACGCTGTCGCCGCCCTGGTCCTCGCCCGTATGGCACGCACCCGCGTCCTCGCCGAGGGCGGGCTCAAGAAACACCGCCGCGCTCCAGGCCGACTTGTTGGCTTCTAATCCACTACGCCCGAAAGGAGGGCTCCGTTGGCAATTGACGCCAAGCTCGCCGCTCGTCTGAATGACGAGCTGTCCACCGATCTCCAGCCGGAGGGCCGTCTCGGTAAAGTCCGACGCTACCTCTCGGGCGACCACGACATGCCCTACATGCCCCACGGCGCGAAGGCCGAATACCGGCACCTCGCGAAGCAGTCCATCACAAACTGGACCCCGCTCCTCTCCGATACCTACGCCAAGGGCCTCTTCGTGGACGGCTACCGCCCCGCGAGTGCCGCTGACAACGCCACCCCCTGGGCGTACTGGCAGGAGAACGGCCTGGACGCCCGCCAGAGCATCGCCCACCGCGGCGCCCTGGACTACGGCACCAGCTATGCGCTGGTCCTTCCCGGGACCGTCCAGTCCCGCCGTGTGCCGTACTGGCGCCCCCTCTCCCCCCTGCGGACCGCGGCATGGTACCGGGACGACGACGATGAGTTCCCCGAGCTGGCCCTGCGCCGGCGCGGCACGACCGTCGACGGCACCGAGCTGATCGAGCTCTTCGACCGCACGAGCGTCTACACGTTCGCCAAGCCGAAGAACGGCAGCTTCACCCTCTCCCGCGCGGACGAGCACGGGCTGGGCGTCACGCCCTTCGTGCGTTTCCGCGACCGCCTGGACGGCGAGGCGGTCGGTATCATCCGGCCCCACTTCACCCTCCAGAACCGCGTCAACGAGATCGTCTTCTCGACGCTGATCGCACTCCAGTACGCCAGCTTCCGGCAGCGCTGGGCAACCGGCCTCGCGGTCCCGGAGGACGATGATGGGAACCCCGTCGAGCCGTTCTCCGCCGCCGTCGACCGGCTGTGGGTCTCTGACGACCCGGGGGCTCGCTTCGGCGACTTCGCGCAGACGGAGCTTTCCGGTCACATGGCCGCCTACGAGTCCACTGTCCGGACCCTGGCAGCCGTGGCGCAGATCTCCCCGAACATCCTGACGGGCGACCTCGTCAACCTCTCCGCCGACGCACTGGCGCAGATGGAATCGAGCACCCAGCGCAAGATGGGCGAGTACGAGACGCTCTTCGGTGAGGCCTGGGAGTCTGGCTTCCGGCTCGCGGCTCTTGCCGCTGGCGATACCGCTGCTGCCGTGGACACCTCCGCACAGGTCCGCTGGCGTGACACCGAGGCACGCTCCATGTCCCAGACTGTGGATGCCCTTGGCAAGATCGCCCAGATGCTCCAGGTCCCGGTCGAGGCACTGTGGGAGAAGATCCCCGGTGTCACCGACCAGGATGTCCAGCGCTGGCGGACTCTCCGCGAGTCCACCGACGTCCTCGGAGCCCTGGTCGGCGACCTGAACCGCCAGTCGGCCCCCGCCGCCATCACTGACGGCGCACCGGCGGCCTGACGATGGACAGCTTCGACGAAGGCTACTACCTCGCCGACCAGCACCGGATCCAGCAAGTGCAGCTGTCCGCCGCCGTCATGCGCGTCCTCGCCGAGGTCTGGAAGCGCACGATCGACCCGCTCCGGCTCGATGCGACCTTCCCGATCTACCTGGCGGCGGCGATCATCGTGCTCGGGCGCGGACGGCAGTCCTCCGATGTCCTGGCCCGGCGGTACTACATGAAGGCGGCCACTGCGGCCGGCTTCCCGCCGTCGGCCGTGGACATCGCACAGGCGCCTTCCGTGCCCGGGGTGCCCTCCGAGCTCGCAAGGCCTTCTGCGCCTGCGTCCCGCACGCCGGACCGGAGCGCCCCGTCGGCACCCCCGAAGCTAACGCTGGTCAAGGCCCTTCCGGCCGACCTCGTCGAGACCCGCGCGATCCCTACGCTCCTGATGAACCTGGACGCAGTCGAGACCTCGCTCCGCTTCACCGGACCCGCCGTGGTCCTGAAGCAGATCGCCAAGGGCGCCTCGCCGGAAGTCGCGGCGAGGGCCGGCATGGCAGGCACCCTCGCCGCCGGCAAGCGCATCATGCTCGATGGCGGGCGCTCGACGCTCCTGCAGGTGCCCCGCTTCGACAAGAACGTCCGGGGCTGGGCGCGGACCAGCGACGGCGACCCCTGCGGCTTCTGCGCGATGCTCATCTCGCGCGGCCCGGTCTACAGAAGCGAGGCCTCCGCCTCCTTCAGTGCCCACGACCGCTGCGGCTGCAGCGTCCGCCTCGTCTTCCGGAACGACTCCGACGGGGGCTGGAGCGACCAGGCAACCGCCCTGCGCAAGCTCTGGGACGACAGCGAAAGCCCCACGCTCAGCGAGTGGCGAAAGATCTACGGAGCGTCCCGGCCACCCCGGGCCGTGCCCGTCAACAAGCCCGCCAGCCCGTCTAGGGCGGCGTAACCCGCGTCGAGCAGGATCTCGACGCCCTACCGTCCCAGGAGGACGAACACACAATGGCCGACACCGAAAACCAGACTCCCTCCCCCGCTACCGAGCCGAAGCCGACCGACGCCCCCTGGGGCAACGACTTCGACGCGGAACGCGCCTGGAAGCTGGTCACCAATCTCCGCACCGAACTCGCCGACATCAAGACCGAGAACGGAACGCTGAAATCCGAGCGGCAGGCCCGCCAGGACGAAGGCAAGGACGACGTCACGAAGCTCCAGGAACGCCTCCAGGCGGCCGAGAAGGTCGCCAAGGATTCCGAACGGGCCCTCTACCTTGAGCGCGTCCTGCGAAAGCACCCCACACTCGAAGATTTTGCCGATCTCTTGACCGGCGAAAACGAAGAGGAGATCACGGCGAAGGCCGAACGGCTTGCTGCTATCGGCAAGCCAAAAGAACCGGCAGACGGCGAGAAGCCTCCGGCTGAAGAAGGCGCGCCCCCGGCCGCCGAAGCAGCCGAGCTCCCCGGCAAGCCCGAACCCGCGCTCACTCCTGGCCACGGAGGCGGCGAATCCACCCCCTTTGATCCGGCGGCAATCGCGAAAGCAGCCCGCCAGTAACATTCCCGAAAGGAATCAGTCATCATGGCTAACACCTTCTACACCCCCGATCAGGTCGCTCGCGTAGCAGTCGCAATGGCGGTCCAGGATTCCTTCCTGGGTGCCCTGATCAACCGCAACTTCGAAAGCGACCTCCTGGGTGGCGGCGGCAAGGGCAAGACCGTGAACGTTCGCGTTCCCGCCGCTCTGATCGCCCGCTCCCGCGGCGTCGACGACATCACGACCAGCATCGTGCTCGACTCCCTCGCCGAGACCACCGTTCCGGTCACCCTCGGCGAGCACGTCTACAACGCCGTCGGCCTGTCCGAAGGCGACCTGACCCTCAACATCGAGGACTTCTCCCGCCAGGTCCTGCGCCCGCAGGTCGAGGCCGTCGTGGACGCCGTCGAAGAGCAGGTCGCCGCAGCACTGCGCGGCGTCTCCCTGAACACCGCGATCCGCTGGGACGCTGCGAACCCGGTGAAGACCTTCACCGAGATCCGCAAGGTTCTCCGCCAGCGCGGCGTGCCGTCCACCGGCCTCAACGTCGTCGTTGGCACCAACGTCTACGCTGCGCTGCTGGATGCCAACGCGATCAACGACGCCGACAAGTCCGGCTCCACCGATGCCCTGCGTGAAGGCAACGTCGGCAAGCTGCGCGGCTTCACCATCGCCGAGTCGACCCGCGTGGACGACGACGAGATCGTGGCCTTCCACCGCGACGCCTTCACCCTGGCTGTGCGCGCACCGGTTGTCCCGGCGGGCGCTTCCTTCGGCCAGACCGTGAACGAAGGCGGCTACAGCCTCCGTTACCTGCGCGACTACGACGTGACGAAGACGATGGACCGCTCGATGGTCTCCACCTTCGCCGGCGTTGCCGCGATGCCGCTCTACAAGGTGACCCGCGACTACACGGCCAAGACCGCTGTCGCTGAGGCCGTCACCGGCGGCGCAGCCCTGCGCATGAGCATCGGCGACACCGAGCCTGCTTAGTCAGCCTGAGAACCGTGGGGCGCCTCGTGTGAGGCGCCCTGCGGCTCTCTAAGCCCCTGAAAGGAGTTGCACCTTGCCAACACCACTACCGCCTCCCATCAGCATGCTGGAGGCCCGGCTGGGGCTTCCTGACCAGCTTGCCGGCGAAGACATGATCCGTGCCATGGCCGCACTCGATGATGCGACCACCCTGGTCCTCGCTGAAGTTTCCACCGCAAAGGCCGCCCTCTGGGCCGCCGACGCCCCCAAGGTTGTCGCCCTGATTGTCCTGAAGGCCGCCCGCCGCGAGTTCGATAACCCGCGGGGCATGGACCAGGAGTCCCTCGGCGAACATACCGTCAACCTGACCGACACCTCCGGCGTCTACCTGACCGGCCGTGAGGTCGCACAGATCAGGCGCGCCGCAACCGGGCGCACCGGCGGTTTCGTCGGCACCGTCCGGACGCCTAGCGCCTACTGGGACGGGGCGGCACGATGATCGGCCCCGACGGCACCGTCTACGTCCTGGTTCTGACCAAGGAGGACGGCGACCCGTTCCCGCTCCTGGATCAGGAGGACCTCCTTGCTGTTTAGCGACTACGGCGCGCCGATCTACCGCCTCCGGTGCGCCATCACGATGGACTCGTACGGCAGCCCCCACGAGGACTGGAGCGCCCCTTACCGCCACCGCCTCCCGGGCGCCCGCGTCCAGGACGTCAGCAACAACGAAGTGGAGGGCATCGAGCGCCGGCTTATCCGCGGCGAGAGGCTCCTCTTCGTCCCCGGCCGCTGCGACCTCACCGACGACGATCGGGTCGACGTGGGGGGCGAGATCTGGCGGGTCAGTGCATACCCGACCGTCCGCGTGGGGCTCGCCTCCGCGGTGTACACGACCGCAACGCTCGTCCGCGTGAGCAGCTGAAAGGAGCCTGCATGGCTACGAAACTGAAGCTGGACAGCAAGGGCATCGGCGACCTGCTCAAGAGCCGCGAGGTCGCATCCGCTGTTATGGGCGCCGCCAAGGCGGTGTCCTCCGGCATCGACGAGGTCGCCCATGACGGCAAGGCCGTCCCGGTCGAGCTCAGGGCCTACACCTCCAACCGTGCCGTCGTCGCCGTGACCCTCCTTCACGCGGCGGGCCTGGGCCTGGAGGCCAAGCGTGGCACCCTCACCCGGGCCGCCTCAGCCGCCGGCCTTGAAGTGACAGGAAGGAGCCGCTAGTGGAGCCCATCATCACCTTCCCGGACCCCCAGCTGGCCGTCCGGAACCTCCTGCGCGATGTCCTATTGGGCAGGAGCGACCCGGCCGCCCTGGGCGCCGTCATCACGACGATGGGCCCGCAGGGCTCCGACGAGAACCGCCCCCTCCCGCACGTCCAGGTCCGCTCGGACGGTCGGCAGCGTGACTCCCGCCTCAACGGCCGCGCCACCGTCCGCGTCCTGGTCTACCACCGCGACGAGGGCCTGGGCGAAGAACTCGCCGGACTGCTGGAAGCCCTCCTTTTGGCGAGCTCCTCCGACGAGATCCGCGGGTGCTCCTCTGTCTCCGGTCCTATCCCTACCGGCGATCCCGAGACGGGCCTCCCGCTCTCGTTTTTCACTATCACGGCGCGCCTCAAACCGCGCCAACTCTAAGAAAGGACGGCTGATCCATGAGTGGAAACGCTGAAAACACCGCCCTCTGGAACGGTGCCGATGTCTTTATCGCCCCGGAAGACACCGCAGGCCCTGACGACGTCGAAACCGCCTGGGCCGTTGCCTGGAAGGCTGCCGGCCTGCTGGACGGCGGGGAAGGCTTCACCGAGTCCCGTGACGGCGACTCTTCCGAGCACTATGCCTGGGGAGGGCAGCTCTACAAGCGGACCAACTCCAAGCACAAGCGGACCTTCAAGTTCGTGGCGCTGGAAGACAACGACGTGACTTTCGACCTGGTCAACCCGGGTTCGACCCGCTCGACCGCCCTCGGCGTCCGCACAGGCAAGATCAAGGCCCCCGTCGCCGGAAAGCGTTTCTCGATCGGCTTCGAGGTCCGCGAGGGCGACAAGATCAAGCGCCGCATCGCCAAGCACGCCGAGGTCGAAGAGATCGCCGAAATCAAGGAGTCCGAGTCTGACCCCACGGTGTACGAAATCACCGTCGTGGTCTTCCCGGAGTCCGACGGCACTCTCTACACCACGGTCGAAGCTGACCCGGCCCCCTAAGTACTAAACGAGGAGGCGCCCGCGCGGGGCGTCTCCTCGTTTCTTCACCCACACCCGCGCACCCCTAAACCTTTTCCTGATCCGCGCTAAGGAGCACCCATGACTGCCAAGAAATCCCCCGCCGCCCACGAAGCTCTCGCCGAGCTCGTCCCCTTCACCTACAACGGCGTCGACTACGAACTGTCCCCGACGTCCGAATGGGACTACGAGGCCCTGGAAGCCTTTGAGCAGGGCCGCTTCGTCGCCTTCCTCGAAAGCGTCCTCGGCACGGAACAGCACGCCGCCTTCAAGGCCACGAAGCCGAAGGTCGGCGACGTCGGCGCCTTCGTCGAGGCCCTCCAGAAGGCCCTCGGTATCTCGGGAAACTAAAGGCGCTCGCCGCGGTACTGAGAGAGATCCCGGACGCCATCGAGGCTGACTTCCAGCGTTACTACGGAGTCGACCTCGGGGACTTCTGGCGCGGCGGGCTGTCGGTCCGCCGCCTCTCGGTACTTCTCAGCGCCCTCCCCAGTGACTCCGTTACGGCGCGGCATCACTCATCGCTCGACGATGGCTGGGACGTGCACGCCTTCCTTCTGGCGGACATCTACCACGCCACCACGGGCTCCGCCCACCCTGCACGGCCCAAGCCCAAGTCTGGCGGACGAACCCGCCACGCGGACCTCCTCCGACGCCTGGAGGAGCAGAAGCGCCGGCGCGCGGGGACCACACCCACCCCCTAAGGAGGCACCCGCCCATGTCCAACGTCGGCTACGCCACACTAACGATCATCCCCTCCGCCCGTGGCTTCTCCTCCGCGCTGGGAAAGCAGACGATGGCCCCGCTGGCCGCGTCCGGCCGGGCCGGAGGCGAGGCAATGGGCACCGGCATCCTGAGCGGGCTGAAGCCCGTGCTCGGTGCCATGGCCGGGCTCTTCGCCGCCAGCTCCGTCGTCAACTTCTTCGGCAGCGCCATCAAGGGCGCCGGGGACCTTGAACAGAGCGTCGGCGCCATTGACACGGTCTTCAAGGGCTCCGCGAGCCAGATGCACAGCTGGGCGGACAAGGCGGCTAACTCCGTCGGCCTGACGAAGAATGAGTACAACACCCTCGGCACCCTGATCGGCTCCCAGCTGAAAAACGCGGGCATCCCCATGGACCAGCTCGCCGGTAAGACCAACGACCTCATCAGCCAGGGCGCCGACATGGCCTCCATGTTCGGAGGGACCACTGCCGACGCGGTGGATGCCCTCTCCTCGGCCCTGAAGGGCGAGATGGACCCGATCGAGAAGTACGGCGTCACCTTGAATGCCGCGGCGATCGACGCCGAGGCCGCCGCGATGGGGTCACAGAAGGTCGGCGGCGAGTACACCGACACGGCCAAGAAGGCTGCGATCCTTTCGCTGGTCACCAAACAGACCGCCGATGCTCACGGTAACTTCTCCAAGGAAGCCGGCACCATGCAGGGGGCGCAGCAGCGGCTCTCCGCCGCCTGGGGTGACCTGACGGACAAGGTCGGAACCGCCTTCCTTCCCATCCTGGGGGAGGCCATGGGCTTCCTGAGCTCAACAGTGCTCCCGGCACTGGAGAGGTTCGGTGGTTACATCAAGGACAACGTCCTCCCGCATGTCGCTGCCTTTGGTAAGCAGGTCCGAGACGAGCTGCTCCCCCGGCTGCAGGATATGGGCAACTTCATCAAGGACGAGGTTCTCCCCAGGCTGCAGGCATTCGGCGGCTTCATCAAGGATGAGGTCCTTCCCCGGCTGCAGGAATTTGGCAACTTCATCAAGGATGAGATTCTCCCTCGGCTGGGCGCGCTCGGCGGGTATCTCAAGGACAAGGTCCAGCCTCACCTGGACGCCTTCAGCTCGTTCATCAAGGACACCGTGATCCCCGCGCTTGAAGACTTCGTGGCGTACGTCAAGGACACCCTCCTTCCGGCGCTGGGGCACTTTAGCGACTGGCTCGTCGACAACAAAACAACCGTCGAGAACATTGTGAAAGTCATCACCGCGCTCATGATACCGGCCCTGGGCCGTCTCGCCGGCGCGGCACTGGTGTCTGCGGTGAAGCAGGGCCTGGCCTGGGTGATTGCCACCGCAGGTGCCATCTGGGCGGGTGTCGTCTACGTGGTCCAGTCCATCCTCATCATCGGCAGGTGGATCCTCATGGGAACCACGGCTGTAATCCAGGGCGCCATCATGGCGACGGGCTGGGTTATCGGCGTCCTGATCCCCGCTGTTGCCGCTGCGGTCACCATGGGCATCCAGGCCGCAATAATCGTCGGCGGCTGGGTCCTCATGGCCACCCAGTCCCTGATCCAGGCAGGCCGCATGGCGCTGGCCTGGTTGATCGCCCTCGGCCCAGTCGGCTGGATCATCGGCATTGTGGGCCTGCTCGTCGGGATCATCGTCGCAAACTGGGGGGCGATCTCCAAGTTCACCTCGGAGGCCTGGGCGAACGTGTCCAAGTTCGTCTCCGAGGCCTGGAACAACATCGTCAGGTGGGTGTCCGACGCCATCAACAACGTGTCCCGCACGGTCTCGTCGATCATGGGGAGTGTCAAGTCGACCTGGAGCAACGCCTGGTCCGCGGTCTCCTCGAAGGTCTCCGAAATCTGGGAAGGCATCAAGACCGGGGTGTCCAACGGCATCACCAACGTCCTGAACTTCGTCCGCGACCTGCCGGGCCAGGTTCTCGGCTTCTTCGGGAACGCCGGCTCGCTCCTGCTGGGCGCGGGCGGAAACATCATCGACGGCTTCCTTAGGGGCCTGCAGCAGGGCTTCGAGGACGTCAAGAACTTCGTCGGCGGTATCGGGCAGTGGATCGCAGACAACAAGGGCCCCAAGGCCTACGACCTCGCGCTTCTCGTCCCCGCCGGCGGCTGGATCATGAAGGGCCTCGGCAAGGGCATCGAAGACTCCATCCCCTCCCTCAAGAAAACCCTGGGCGGGGTCTCCGCAGTCATCTCCGGAGGCGTCTCTCCCAGCTCCAGGGCGGGCGGCTGGCAGTCCCCGGACATCGCCCGACCCACCGGTTCGGCCGGATCCCTTCCGGCAACCATCCACCAGGAAAACCACTTCAACACCCCTATGTCCGAGGAGGCTTACGCCGAGCTCGCGGCTAGGAAGCTACTACGGGCAGGAGTTGGGCGCTAATGGCACTCGAAACATTCACCACCACGGCGGCGTCACTGACGCTGACCACCGGCGAAGTGCTGGAGCTTTCGCCCACGACCAACCAGGTCCTGACCCGGCTTGACGGCTGGTTCTCCCCCGCCGGCACGCGCCGGAACTCGACCGAACGCCTCTGGGCGCACGGCTCGTTTTCCGAGCGCGGCTGGCGGGACCAGCGCGTCATCACCGTCGGCGGTCACATCTTCACGAAGACCCGCACGGACGCCGCCAACATGACCGACACCCTTTCCGCAGCCCTGGCTGACGGCACGGCCGGCAAGTTCATCGTCAATGACGCTGACCTGGGGTACCGCGAGGCGACGGTCTACATCGAAGGCACGCCGGCGGTGGAGTGGGACGGGGGCGTTGACATCTTCTTCATGATTGACATGGTCGCCCCTGACCCGCGGAAGTACGGCGAACTGCTCACTGCCACAAGCCTCCCTGCGGCACCCGGCGGGGGGCTCGTCTTCGACCTCTTCACCGGCGCGAACGAAGGGGTTCTGGACTTCGGCGGCGCTGACACTCCCGGCACGGTGACCCTGGAAAACGTCGGCACCGCCGACACCGCCCCGGTCTTCACCGTCTCCGGCTACGCCCCCGGCTTCACCATCACGGAGACCCTGTCCGGTTCGCGACTGGTCTACACCTCGACCATCGCGGCGGGGCAGACCCTCGTGATCAATGCCGCCGATGGCTCCGTGCTCATGGACGGGTACGCCGACCGCTCGGCCTACCTGACCCGGCGCGAGTGGACGCGCGTCCCTGGCCGGACCCGGCAGACATACCTTTTCGAGTCCCCTGGCAGCGTCGGGGCCTCCCTGACGTTAGGAATCAGTCCCGCATGGTGGTAGCTACCGGTTATCAGGCGTTCCTCTGCAACACCGTGACCGGTAAGGTCACTGCCTACTTCTCACCCTCCAAGGTTTCCTGGGGCCAGCGTCTCAACGGCGCTGGCCCTGTGACGGCGTCCCTGAAGGTGAGCGCGGCCGAGCTCCGGAACCTCGACGTCCGCATGTCCACGATGGTCCTGCGGCAGTCGCTCGGGATCGCCTACAACGGGCAGATCCTCGAATGCGGCCCG